CCTATTGCCACTCAAGGTTACATCCGTTACCACAGGACCCACTGTGATACATCCTGTCAGTGCAAAAGCCCCCAACGCGACTATGGCCATTTTTATCCTTGTTTTCATTTTCCTTTCCTCCTGTTTTTTGTTTTTGTGATTTTGGTTTTGACATTACATTTCCCACCCCGATGCTCAGCCGTGTCTCCAGCCAGCCAAGCTCGAAGTGGATACTTCATCTCGATTCTTCTTAACATTTCTGTGGGTTTCATCTCCTTGATCTCTCTCTCATAACTAGAGAGGCGCTTCTCGAACTCTGCAACACAGTTCTCATAAACTTCGTAATTTCCTGGCCAGCGATAAATGATACATCCGCAACTCAAGCTGTGCCAAGTGTGCTCATTAATCCGACGATAGTAGCAACGGTCGGGACTCAACACCGCCCTGAAGAATTTCCCCTTCTCGATGGAGATAATGTACTGCGATCCGTCTTGAGTATTGCTATCGATTTTTTTGCTCTTCGCCATTTTCTTTACCTATCTCCAATAGATGGTCTTCTATTTTTTCATAGTCAACCAAAAGCAAATCCCATTCTACCCCGTCTACATATTCGCGCGAGGTCTCTCCCCTGTATTCAGTATATTCTACATAAGCCAAGTACTCAATTTCGGCCGGAGAGAGTTTCTCTCCAAGGGCATGCTTTCTTATCAGTTCAAAGTAATCGAAGGTACACATTTTATCTTCTCCACCTCTCTTTTTCTTTTTGCCCACTATATCCGCATATCCATCTCATGCTTTTCAGCCATCAGCCAATGGATCGGATAGTTCGGGCCGAGCTTGCCATCATATGCGAATATCCAAGCAGCATGCATGTTATCGGAGAAGATGCTCACTGCACTATTTGCCAGTGCAAGTAAAAACTCTGGGCTCTTTATAGCATGGAGCTTCTTTATATAATTCACGAAATCCCAGCTCACCGCATTGTAGAGCGCAACAGCCTTACACCTCCTTTCTTCAGAGAGATAATCGTCACTCAAGATCATCTTGGATTCTCGCTCCATCCGACGGAGCAAGGCTCCTTTTACCACGTCTACCATCAAAAATAATCTCGGATCTATCATTTTATTTTATCCTCCCTCTTCTCGTGTTGCCATTATTTTGAGTTGACACTAAATATTTCAAGTACTGCAGCTGAAGCAGCCTGAATTCGCTTCCCCTTTCTACCGAGTGCTTGACCGCCAGAATGTAGCCTTCTGTCATTTTCTGGTCAATGTAATCGTTGAACGCATTCTTCCCTGCCAGAAAGAAGAGGGTTAAGATTATCGTTGGAAGAATATAAAAGCGAATCCCTTTAAATTTAAAGCTCCAAAAATTTTCCATCTTCTTACCCTCCTTTTTTTTTGATGTTGACTACACTCTAATGCATAGCTCTAAATTTGTCAAGTATTTTTTTCAACTTTTTTTGAATTTTTTTTCTGATAGCCGTTTTTTGCCCAGCCATCGCCCTTCAGCACAAAGGAAGTTCCCTTACAAATCAACCGCTTAACAGGAACTCTTTGGCGACAGCGTGCGCAAAAAAGATATTTATAGGGCACTCTTTTTATACTGTGAGATTTCTCAATCTTGTAACCACAGACTTTGCATTGATAGACGTAAAGCACTTTAGCATAATCCTCCTTTTCCAAGCTCTTCCAGGAATTGCAAGACAGGATTTACCCTCTTTTCTTTAAGGGGCCTTTTTGACTCCTTTATCCTGTGATGACATGCAAGGCACGTCGTCTTGGGCACGGAAATCCCATCGCCAAATTCCTTGAAAGATTTTTCTTCACCGCAAACGGCGCAAGTGCGAGTAGCGTCCATTTACTTAGCCTCCATCCTGTCTTCTGGTAAATCTCCCCTGGCCAAAAGGTGCAACCGTGCTAGGCGGCTTTTTATCCCCCGCTCCACGGCATTACGATAGAGGATTCTGCGGCGAAGCCGGTTAACCCGACCAGCCTGGAGAAGTTTAACGATCAAGGCGCCCTGGCCACCCTCTTCATATATTAACGCCTCGGGTTTAAAATTGTTGAGCCAGTTCATAATTTTCTACCTCCTTTTTTGATGTTACCTCTACTATAAAACATGTCTTCAAGTTTGTCAAGCACTTTTTGAGATTTTTTCATTTTTTTATTTATCACCCCGGGAATGAAGGACAAATTCATTGCTAATGCGCCTACCTTCGGGCAATAGGACCAAATATGCATCCGAGTCAAAGCCAAGTCTATCATAGATCAGCTTTCTGTACGTACCACCGGTCTTTGCATGCTCACAGATCTTCTGAAACACATACGCTGTGGCAGCTAAGCGCTGATCATACTCGAGTGAGTTCCAGACTTCTTCTATTTCTTTCACTTTCCTTAGACCTCCTCCCTTATATTCTCTGCCATTCTCTGCAAGTTTTCAAGGTTTTAGCGTATTGCTTTTTGAATTTCTCAACATCAAGACCTTGCATTTCAGCATAGGCTTCTGTCATAAGATTATACGCTTCACTCAAAGATCCCACTAATGCCGCCAGGCGACCGTCAACCTGGCAAAAATCAATCATGTGTTTTACAAACTCTTCTGATTTCGACATTTTTGCCTCCTTTTTATTTTTTCTGTCTTGTCAACCGCAGATTGTCGCATCAGGTTAAAATCCCCTTACACCGCAAAGAATATTCCGAATCCAAGGAATAAATGTTTTTGTTTCCCTGTTTTATAACATAGATAGAACCCTTACGAACCGCCCAGTCGATCATCCTGCGAGCAGTCATTTCAGATGTAGCTATTTTATCATCAATAAGGGCATCGATAAATGCTTGACGCGTCTCTATCGGACCAACCTTCAATACCGAGCAAATCTTCTCAATATCGTAGGTTTCTGTGGCTTCGTCACTTGCAACCTCTAAGAGAAGAGTGCTGGGGTCTCGTTTGCAGATAATTTCCCTTCCTTCTTCATCCGAGTCACGAGTTTTTTCGATCTTCAACTTTATAAGGCCATTGCTTGCCTTACGCACCGTAACGATAAACCCTGCAAAGTCAGAAATGCTTGAAGATCCCCGAGACTCTGCCTTATCACCACTTGAATCGCGACCATCGGACGGCTTCCTAAAGTGGTGTATTATAATCGAACTTGTCCCACATTCACGGTCAATTTTCTTCAAAGCCTCACAGACAGCCCGCATCTCAGAGGCACTATTCTCGTTACAGGTATGTAAAGTACCCAAGCAATCATAGATAACTACCTTTGCACCTGAAGCCCTAACCACATTCTCTAATCGCTTGGCTTCTTTTGCGTTTGGAATTGAATACATAGCTTGATTAAGTAAAAAGCGCTTTTCGTCGTAAATTCCTATACTCTGTGCAAGCCTGTGGATTCTCCTCCATTCACCAGCAATAGAATTTTCATGCTGAACGACAAGAGTAGGGGCACCAGTTACTTTGTATCCGAGAAACTCTCCTCCACCCTTGGCAAAAAGAATAGCAAGCTGAGTTCTCAATAAAGATTTACCTACGCCCGTCTCTCCAGAAATAAGAAGAACTTCGTCCTTCGGCAATAGCTTATCGATCAACCACTCAATTTCTGGGGGTCGCTCCTTAATCCACTTGTGTGTGTCGTAAATTTTCATAACTCACTTTCCTCCTTTCAAATTGACTTCTGGATTTTTATAGTTCTGTATGATAGCCAGAATCTTGCCCTCTGCCTCAGAATCAGCTCTCCTAAGACCGTACGTAAGGTCATGCCAACTAATTATACCATCCTCGTATGCTTTAGCAAGAGTTTTAGCCTTCTCCAATGCCCCTTCTCCTAAAGGTAGAGAGAATAATTCTGCTCCCCGGCCTGCAGCTTGAGTTTCGACAGGCTCAAAATAGAGTCTGTTGTTATCAAAACCCTCATAAAATACCCACTTCCTTCTCTTCACTTCCTTCTTCCTCCTCCTTTTTCAAGAATGTTAGCCCCACTATATCACATGATTTTTATTTGTCAAGTACTTTTTTGAGATTTTTTAGAAGAGCAATTTTGCATCCCGAATCAGTTCAATGTCTGAGCCTTTGGTGAGCTTCTTAAAACGCCAGCCGTCACACTCATCTAGCTCACCGTCCAAACAACGGCCAACATCTGTAACATCCAGCTCATATTCCTTGGCGAATTTGCTCCGGGAACTTGCAGCAACTACCTCACCATCCCTATAGATGGCGGCGAAGATCCATTCTTCTTTTTTATTTCTGCTATTCAAAACCTGTGGCTCACCCCAATAACAATTGCCAGGCTCAAAATCACCGTCCTTATCTATGCGGATAAGGGCTAAACCGTCAGGCTTCTTCCCCATATCTTGCAGAAAATTCTCAAAATCTAACCATCTATCATAAATCTTAATTCCTCGGGCACCGTAATTTTTAAATCGAGGATAATTCGGATTAAGGCAGCACGACTTTATGCTCGCCCAACAGCTATAGGTTGGGGTATGTCTTCTGCCTACATACCGCTGAACATCTCCAGTTCCCCGCTTTCTTCCCATTTGCTTGCCTCCTTTTCCTGAAATGAATTTTATCATCTAACTCTTAGTATAAAAAAAAAAAAAAAAAATGTCAAGTCTTTTTTCAGATTTTTTTAGAAGAGCAAAAATATTCTTTCAAAGAAGATGAAGTACCCCTCTATTTTTTCATTTTAGGCCCCTAGCTTTTGATTTAAGAGGACTTGTCTCGAAAAAGGTATTCTGGTATCTGTTAGTGGGAAAGTCTAAAATAATAACAAAGCAGAGTCAATAATATTGCAAGATAGTAGCAAAGCAAAAGGTGATAGCAGCATATATGAGCGTTCTCTTTTATCAGATCAGCAAGAAAGAATGAGTCTCCCCCCCCTCTGTGGGCTTAAATACCTAGGATAGTGCTTTATCCAAGATAAGATAATCCACAGTTGTGTGGTTTTTCTCTTTTTCTCTGTTTCTTAAAAGTTAAAAAATCCAGGAAAGAGTTGGTTGCGGCAGGGAGGAGGCGGCTGAAAGCCTCCTCTCCTGACCGACAACCTTTCCTCTGCCTTTGGATCACAATATATATATTATACCAGAGTGACCCACGTGAACCAGACCGTCCTCAAACCTTGATGGCTCTAGCGTTTCGGTTTGGCTCACCCCCTGACGATCGCCCGTCGTTTCAGGCGGGTCGTAGTGAACCACACTCTGTATCCCTTTATTTATGGGAATCTTGAGGTTCGACAATTTTGTCGAATCGCCCGAAACCCGCATTTTACGTTATTTTCTTGAGGCGCTGAAACGCTGATTTTACGTTAAACGGAGTTGATTTTCGCGAAAAACGTCGACCAGACTTTACGATCTTGAACATGACATTTCAGAATAACGGAGCAAAATGCAGGATAGCAGAGTAAAATGAGGGGCTGTCGTATGAGGGTAAAATAACAACGCGAAACACTGTATAATAGCTTGTAGTTCAGTGTAATTGTGCAGCCTCGGAAAGTCAAAAATGGGGTGAGAGCGGTCGCAGGAAACTTTTTTCACTTTTTTGAATTTTTTTTCTTGACTTTTTTTGTATTTTTTACTATAATTAGATATAGAGGATGAGAGAAAAAGGAAACCAGGAGAACTATTTTATAATGCCAAAAAGGAAAAGCGGAGAGCCACTCAAAAAATACGTTGCACGATGCGTTAAAGTTCGCCGGAAAGAGCACCCAAAAGAATCCGTTAAGCGCTCGGTAGCGGCGTGCTATGGCATGGGACGTAAAAAGAGTGGGGGCAGGAAAAAGGGGAAGTAAAGCGATGTTCTTTTTTTAATAAGGTAAAGAAGGAGACGGGAAACATGAAGGCTGAGTTAATAATGCATATGGTAGGGGCTCTTTATGGTGCAGGATTGCGTGATCTCTTGGTTCAGGCTATCGACGATCCGGAGAAAGTTTGGGACGATGCAGTTATTCGTGCCCTGGATGCTTTGCTCGGTTATGATGGTGGAGAGGAAGGGTAAGAGCCTATGAAACCAAGGTTTGGGGAACATTTCCTTTGTGAGGAGTTGGCTTGCCCTTGCTGTGGTATGTGCTTGATGGACCGCGATTTCATCATTGCTCTTAACCATTTGAGAGCTTTGGCTGGCAGGCCCATTTGGGTTAACTCGGGGTTTAGGTGCTTCAATCATAATTATAGTATAGGCGGGGCACCTAATTCTCAGCATATGGCAGGGAAGGCAGCTGATATTGTTATTGTGGGTTTGACGCTCAATGAAATGGTTGAACTGGCTGAACAGGTCGAGCCCTTTAGGAATGGCGGGATCGGAATCTATCCCAAAAAAGGGTTCATCCATGTCGACAGCAGGGGCCGTAGGGCTCGGTGGAAAGAATAGGTATGTCTTATTTATACCTGACATACCTTTTTGTTTTTTAAAAAAAGGAGACAGAAAAAAGAAATGCCAAAGGTCAAAGGATTAACAATCTTGCAGAAACGCTTCGTTGAAGTGTTTGATGGCAATGGCACGAGGTCGGCAAAAAATGCTGGCTACAAAGGTAGCGATAGAGCACTGGCTGTCATTGCCCATCGAAATCTGCAAAATCCCGAGATCGTGAAGTTAATAAAAGCTAAAGAAAAGAAGCGCGTACGGGGTCACATCATGAACCGCATGGAGCGACAGGAATTCTGGACTAAAGTCGCTCTTGACGAAGAGCAATCTATGGCCGATAGACTTCGCGCAGTTTCCGATCTTGCAAAGAGTGAAGGTGATTTCTTGACGCGCATTGAGGTTTCAGATGACCTGAGTGACAGAATGAAAGAAGCAGAGCGTCGCCTGGAGCAGGAGATGGCTCTAAGCGACAGTTCAGAGTTGACAGATATAGAAAAACAAGAAGAAGGAGCATAAAGGATATGTCAATAATCGGCGGAAGA